GATCGCTTTCTCCCAGTTATCTAGCTCTTTCTTAGTCATTACCAAATGGCTCACTCTGCCCAACCGCAGCGATTGTTGGTTGGCAACCCGGCTGATGAGCGTTTGTCTGTTATACAGGTGAATGCTTTGAGGCTGGCCATGGTTGACGCTTGCGCTTCCATGGTGTCTGAAGGTGTAGCGAAGGGTGTTGTACGGCAAGGACTGCTATCTGAAGACAACTTTATCAAGTTGGAATCATATATAGTGGGTGACGAATTGTTCGCAAGACTAATCAGTCTGATCGGTTCGTCTAACATGGTGTCTGTTGTGTTCTGTCCTATGGAACACACCGACCCACAGTTCATTGCCTTGCAGCAGCCCAAACACCTCAAAACGGGGATCCTACTCTGGGCCCGGCCTCGAAACGCCGGAGTCAAAGATCACAAACTTAAACGCACGCAGGGAGAGATCGCGTTCGTGCGGGAAGCTCGCAAGCATAAGGGCTTCTATCGCCTAGGTTTAGGACCCAACTTTGAGCAGATGCAATTCTGTCACAGTGGCATTCAGCCGAATCTAAATTACCATACCGTTGGTAAGTTGGATCGGACGTGTGCCCACAGAGTTACATCCCGTGGTATGTGTTCGTGCCACGCTCAACACATTCGTCAACTCGGCCGCCCTGTGGCCATCCTCGGGTTGCACGCCAATTATGACATAAAGGCCCAATGGCTTGGCCGGTGTCTTGCGAACCTTCCTCAAGGTTCATTGGCTGTCGCGATCCTGGATGTGCATTCCACGGCTGCCGCATCTGATGACGGTGTGGTCACCACGATCACTGATCGCCTGACGAGTTCAACAGGCGACGGAGATGTAGTAACAAACCATCTCGACCGTTGGAGTTCGTATCTTGACAAATCGTGTCATAATTACGGGCTGTTTTGGCGTAAGAAACACGTCTCGCTCTTGGTCCACCGGCCTTTTGAGAATAGTTCTCTTAGAATTGTTCACGTCCATAGGCATAAAGGTAGAGCCAAGACGGTTGGCAAGATGATCCATACAGCCAACCAGGTGGCAGGCTTCCCTATAACCTATGAGGTTGCAGGTGTCGCCTTTGTCGTCACCCTCACTCTGCAGCAGCACAGTTTGTGCATGATTGCCGGAGTGGGGAGTAAATCTGCAGAAGATGCCGCACGTAAGATAACTAACATGTGGCGTCCTGAACCTTCATGGCCAGCCCTCACGAGTGAACTCTTGAAGGCTCTGACGAAGGAATACTGCAAGATTAGTGCTGACTCACCTATCAGTGTAACGACCGTTGTTCAACCCCTGAAAAGTTTGGTGAAACGTTACAGTCCCTGTCGCGACGGGCTGTACGTTATCCGACACCGATTGGGGCTAAAACTTAACGGAGTGTTGCCTGGCGTGTTTTCGAATAACGAGCAGAATGAGCTTGTGGCTTTAGCTAACAGGGCTCTCGTGGAACATCCTAATGGTGATTATTACAAATGGATGGAGGTCATGGCGATCTTCATAGTCCATCTGCGATCCATTGGCATGAACTGCGTTGAAGCTATGTCTAGTGAAGAGTTCCTGTCTCAAATCGACTCGGCGAAGAGAAGGGAAACTGCTTTACGGGCCGTCAGGCTCATAGAGCGGGACGATATCACCCCTGATTCGCATAAGACCAAAACAAAAGCTTTCGTAAAACACGAACTCGCTGCAACGCAAACTGCGGCTCTCCAGGCTGTGCCTCGCGCGATACAGGGCCCGGATGAGGTGACCAAAGTTTTGCTTGGGAAATGGTGTAAACCATTGAGTAAAGAGTTTGCTCGTGTCACACAAGAGCACGCTTTTGCTCATCCCAATCACTCTGCGGTCTATACTAGTGGAATGAGTCCACTCCGCTTGGGTGCGTTGTTTACGACAATGGTTGACGCCGGGATGGTAATGGGTGTTGAAGCTGATGGATCGCGCTTCGATGCCCATGTTTCACTCGCCGCTTTGCGTGCTGAGCGCCATTTTAAGGAGGCGTTTGGCTTCCCAGATGACGTGCTCTCTCTGCTTGAACAACAGGAGGCTGTTTCTGGGATAAGCGCACATGGTTATGTTTACGATAGAGTTGCGTCACGCAAATCGGGTGACCCGAATACTTCGGAAGGCAACACTACTCTGAACTTGGCCATGCATTACGAGTTCATGATGAGAAATTTCCCCAATAGGCTTTGGGCTATCCTGGCCTTGGGAGATGACATTGTGATCGTGATGGAAGCGTCTGTTTGGCATGATTTTGACCCTGTGTTTTATAAGGTGGAGCTCGAGGTTCTCGGCTTCAACTTTAAACTCATTAAGAGGTCATGCCTTTCAAGGGTGAGTTTTTGCTCCTCCCTCTTCTACCCCTGTTTCATTGGGGAGAATCCCACTCACGTTTTGGCCCCGCGACCCGGTCGGGCCCTCGTTAAGTGGGGTTTGACATACCAGGACACGGCGAAAATTTCGAAAGAGCGTGCTATCATGAGGGGCAATGCGTTGTCACTCATGCCTCATGCGCTTGCCGTGCCCGTCCTGAAGGAATGTGTGCTCAAAGCTGTCGGTAAAGACAGCGACCCATGCGTGTGGGATGACGAATGGGCGTGGCGGGCTCTAAATGCTTCTAGGAAGGATTTGGAGTTCAACATGAAGTTCGTCACTCTTACTCTCAAGGCTAATGGCATGGACCTTACGCCTGTGTGGGAAGATATGATTTGGGCAAACTATGGTATGAAACCAAAAGAAATGAAGGACGCGTGGAATGGGACGCAGCAACAGCGTGACGAGTTACTACTCCACCTCCTAGCCATGGAAGCTGAGGAGGCGTGGTAAGATCTTTGACTATCTTCATGGGGGCTAATCGCGGCCCCCGCTACCGGGATGAGTTTCTAAGCTCACAACAATTCTACGTTTTCGCTAAGCAACGTTTGACAGTGTGTGTGATCGACGCATGCTACGATGGTCAAGAATGCTAAATCTCGTAAGAACGGTGGCGTCAAGCCTCGCCAAACTCCGCGCCGCGTTGTGCGGGTTGACAATTGGCGAGCACCGAGCAAGCAAGTTACGAAGGTCAATGCGGGCACGGCTCAGTACGATGCAAGTGGAAGACTGCGAGTTCGCGGCACGGAGTTTCTCCAACCGTGTACCATCGGCACCAGTTCCAATCCCACTCAAATGCAAGGTATGTCGTTCCTAGACTATGATCCGAGTTGCAATCTTGCTCGGCATTCAGTGCTCTACGATTTCTATCGTGTGCATTCGTTGTCTGTTTCGTTTGTGCCGACCCTTCCTGTGACTGAGAAGGGCACAATCTTTGCGTACATGGAACCAGATCCCACAACCATGGTCCCGTCGGCTATGACAGTTGCCTCAATTGCTGGCAACCAAACAGCCAAGACCTGGAGGATCTGTGAAGGTGCGACAATGAAAGTGCCCGTCTTCAGGAAAAGGTTTTACACCTACCCTAACATGTCTGAATGGCGCTGGTCATCACCAGGCTCAGTCGTGTGGCGGGTTGAAGGCTCAGATGAGGCGGCTGGCGCAACAATTGGGTATTGGGCTGTGAACTACGACATCACGTTTGAAAGCCGGTCCAATAACATCAATGTGTTGGCTCTTGATGCTCATGTTCTCACGATTGAGAACGCCAGCATGAACGCGACTCCGAGTGAGATCGTGGTCGAAGACGAAGCTGTTGTTACTAGCAGCGTACCCTTGAAGAACGAGGGGCCCGTCTCCGGCATTCTGCAAAGCTGGTCAGGGGGCATAACACGAATTGCGGCTGGTGGACACCAGCTTGCTAAGGGCACTAGGCTTTGGATTGGACCTGCTTTGAAAGCATTCGATGATGCGCTTGATACGATGTCAGCTTTGGACACCTACGCCGGGACGAGTTACGTTGGGCGCCTTGTTGGGCCCCTTGGTCCCATTCTGGTTGATGGTGCGACTGACGCGTATTTTGCTCTCTCGAGCATGCGCAGGCTTTATGCTTCAATTGCCTAATTCTTTCGAGTTGTTCTGAAAGAGGTGGAGTGCAACGTGGCGTTGGAGACAGAATTCATCTATGTCTTTAAGGCGGTGGGCCACACCAACTTGGTGTGGGGGGTGTGATCGAGCTCGGC